TCGTGCTGCTGATGGTCGGAAAATAAATTCCGACATCAATGGTAGTGCAAACATAGGTAGAAAAGTAATCAGGGACAATGATATTATCGTTGAACTTGATAGGAGCGTTGCCGCAACGCCTGTGTTAATCAATCCATTAAGGTTTTTGCGTAGAACGGCAGAAATTGGCTTGATTAAATCAAACCTAAATGCTTAAATTACTCATGAGTAGATTTAAGTAGATTTTTAGGAACGGTTTTGTATGATTACAACTAAGCAAAAAAAATCTTTGGAATATTTTAAAAATAGAATTGTTACTGTATTTGTTGGAGCAATAAATAGAAATTTTACTGAAAAAGATTCAATCAATTATTTTGTAGGAAGGCTAACAGAAATTGACGATAATGGAATCTGGTATCAACATGCAGGTAATGGTTGTATGAATTTTGTTTTTTACGAACAGGTTGTTGCAATTTCAGAAGAGCAATTAAAACCAAAAATTAGCAATGTAGAACAACCTAGTTAGAACGCATTTTTTCTAAACAAGTTAATATTCTCTCATAAAATGTTTCGTCTTTATTTAAACTAATTTTTTTACTTTCATTCATATATGTTTTCAAACTCTTTATTTCAAAAGATTCTTTTTTGTCTTCATATTCGTCTTCGTTTTCAAATTCATGGTCTTTATTAGATTCAATAACATCTAATATATGATCCCATTCTTTTTCTATTAAAAACTCTTTCATTTGTTCTAAAAAACTATCATCAAATTTTTTAATTTTTTCTTGATTTTCTATTAGCGAATCCCACAATTTTGGATTAACTTTAATATTTGGAGCTTTAAGTATTTCTAAAGACGTATCAATAAATTCTTTATATTTTGTCTTTGTTCCTTCTGTTTTAATTCTGCTTTTTAATGCTGACAATAAAGATTTTTTTGGAGTTGTTATGTTGTCTTGCATTCTTTCTTTATCTTTTAATTTAATTGAATCTTCTGGATAATTTTTATTTATAATTATCCACAAAGGGTTTGGAACCACAGCTATAACAGAATTAATAAAATATGGCAAGTTAATACCAATAGATGGTATTGAAAAGTTTGTTTCTGGTCTTATTTTTTCTGTTCCAAAATTTCCTACTCTTATAATGTTTTCTTTTTCTTCGTTAGATAAATTTAAAAATGGAGCAAAATCTTGTTTTATTTGGGCTTTTTCTTCATCATTTAAAGTATCGCTAAAAATACTAAAGTTTCTTTTAGAAGAAGATTCAGGTTGTTGTGGTCGAATTGTAGTTGTAGTATTTGTGGATGTATCTAATTTTTCTTTAGACTGTTGTTCTGGTTGTTCTGGTTCTGGTTGTTGTTCTGGTTGTTCTGGTTGTTCTGGTTGTTGTTCTGGAACTTCGCAATTACCAGAAAAACATGTCTTTAGAAAAGAACCTAATTTACTTTTTAGTTTTTCTGCCCAATTATCTAACATTCCTTCAAATCTAGTTTTAGATGCTTCTTCTTGAATAAGCAATTCAACTGCTTCTAATATAAAATCAAGTTCTTCTTTTTTATTAAGGGTATATTCTTTTAATCCCAAAGCTCCCAATCTGTTTCTGTGAATATATGGATTATTTTGGTTGTCATGCCCATGCACTAAATTTGACCACCAATTTTTTATAATGTCAAAATAAGATCTTTTTTCAACAGGTATTTTTAAGATTTGATTTTTTAATTTATCAACCTCTTGTGAAATTAGCTCCTTGATGCCGGATACTAATTCACCTATACTATCAGCCTCATTATAATTTATATCCATAAATTATTTAGTAGTTTAAATAATTTTCTTCAAAGACATTAATTTGCTATCAAAATCATGAAAGGAAGAAGAAGCATATTGCAAATTCATTTCATCAAGCTGTTGCTCTTCTTCTACTGAATTTAAGTCAAAGTAAAAAGATTTACCCTTTTTGCCAAGCAGTTTAAATTTATGCATTAATAAAAATGCTGCCGCACCAAGATCTGTCACAAACTTATTTGAATCTATTGGGAAAGGATATTCTTCTAGTTTTTTAAGACCCATTAAGCAATGATCGAAATAGTGAAATTCACTAAAAAGATAAGAAGTCTTAAGATCTTCAAATTCTTTTAGTTTATCTTTTGGAACTTTAAATATAAAAGTTCTTTCTTTTCTTCCAGCTAATTGATATTGATTCATCAAAACATATGCTGCTATACCTAAATCTTGAACGGGCTTAGAGACTATTTCTTTTGACATGGGCTTCCTTCTTGCAATTCTTTTAATTTGCGTTTTCAGCGGCTATTAAACAGCCCTTTGCAACGCTGTAAAGTGGATCTTTGGGACGAATTACATTTCCAACGGGGATGCTTAGTTCTGCTTGTTTCAATGTTTCGGCAAACAATTCATCAAAGCCTGTCGCACTTGCAGTTCCTCCTGCAACAATGAAATCAACCGGATTATCTGATTTAACTGCTTTTTTGGAATTAGCAAGACCCTCTTTAATTCCATTAACTGTTTTTTCAATCATAAGTCTATATTGTGTAATAATTGCTCTTTCAATAAGATTTGTTGGCTGTGCTCTCAAATCTACTTTGGTTTTTTGCTTGTTGATGAATGTTGGGCTTTCACCAGTTGCTTTGGCAGCCTGTCTATCAATCCAGTCACCACTATTAACTATTGCAAACTGGAATATTGGATTGCCATACATTGCGTAGCAAACGTTTACCATTCCGCCTCCACACGATATTCCAACTCCTGTGAATGCTGTTTTTGCTAGTTCTGCATAAACTAGAGCTAAAGCTTCATTTATAGGCTTTGCATCTACTTTATATCCTTCATCTGAAACATAGCTTTTAAATATAGCTTCTATAACTTTTTGATGATAATCTGCATCTGTTTCTTGGTTAATTGCATTTGCTGGCACACAGTAGTAAAGCTTTTCTCCATCCTTCTTTGGTGGATCAATTAAACTATGTAACATGATGCTCATAATTTGAAATGCATCTTTTTCTTTTGGATTAACACAGCCATCTTTCATAGGTCTTTTTAATTCCAAGGTTGGCAGAGTATAAGCCATATTTACGGCAGCTTCTCCCAAAGCATATGCCACATTCTCTCTTTCAATTAATGGAACGCCAGCCTGCTTCATCATGTTAAAGACAAATCTATTATCAAGAGGCAATTCTAAAAAAGCATTAATTTCTTTTTTGAACATAAAATTATTATCTTCATCTCTTTTAGCCGATACTAATGTAAAAGTTCCAACATCTGCGCCTATAGCCATTTTTATCTCCTGTATTACTTTCCAAAATTAACTTTTTCAGATTTTTGAAAATCTGGTATAGCCCATTCAAAATCATCATCTTTTTTATTTGAAGAGGAAGAATTGCCACTACCACTACTATTATTACTAGTAAATGTCGTTCCACTTTGGTTTAAATTTATATTTAAATCAATTTGCAAAGACACTATAATTTCGCCTTCTTTTGTTACTATCTTTACTGTATTTGGTTGAATTAAATTTGGCATAATATTACCACTAGTATTAACATAGTTATATATATAAATTTAATAGTTTTTCCCATCCGCTAATAATCATTTCTTTTGATATGTTTGTCCTACATGGCTTTTCTGGTTCTTTTGTTTTTTTGCATTGAGTATATGTGTAACAAGGTCCACAGTCATATTCATTATCATAATCAAAAATTTGAACTACTACATTTTTTTCAAAATACTTACAAATATTATTTCCACTGGTATAACAAAATAAAGAAAGAGTTGGCTTGTTATATCCTCCTGCACAATGTAAATGACCAGTATCAGTTGTTATTACTAAATCTGAAAGTTGTATAAATGTCATAGAATCTTTGAAAGATGTAGACATAATTGTTGGTATATTTTGCAAATTTAATTCAAGCATTGGCGCATTGTGTAATCCAATCAAAAAATAATCTTTTGTTATTTCTTTAATAATTTCTATTTGGTTTTTTGTGAAATTTTTTTCAGGCAGTGCTGAATATGGTGTAAAAATTATAATTTTTTTACTTCCGTCCCATCCTTTTTTTTGTAATAAATTTTTAAATTTTGGAAATAGTTCTGATCGATCTGGCAAGAACATGTTGTGTTTAGATAATTCTAAACCCATGTAATTTGCCCATATATCTGCTCTATTTTTATCTGTTTCTTTTTTGTGTTTCCATTCATATTTCGTACAAGAATAAGATAAATTAAATATCTGTAGATAATTATTATAATCTACTTGGTTTGCAGGTATTAATTCAGATACATATGGATGATTTTCTGCAACATGAAAATATCCGTGCGGAATAGCCCAATCGAATTCAAAATCTGGAAATTGTTCTTTTAAATCCTGAAATATCATCCTCATGTTGAGGATGTCTCCATATCCTCCACAATCTCTTAGGATTAATATTTTATTTTTTATTTTTTCAAATTTTTGAAAACTACATTCCGGTTTATTTCTTTTTACTTTAACTAATCTCATCTCAAGAGCCATTGAACAAATCCGTATCTTTCCTTTCCATTACTTGGAGAAACACTATGATAGCATGGAGAGCTATCAAAATCACATATAAATAGTCTATTGTATAGTGGGACTACTTGATCAAATAATATAAAATCTAAATCACTATTTCCTGAAGATCCGCCTACACTTGATGAGTTAACTCTTTTACAATTTTCTAAAAAGCCCATTCTTTCGTGTGCTGAACCATTTACTTTTGGAGTATTAGGATCTTTTGCAGTATCATCAACCCACAACTGAAGCAGTCCTCCATCTTTTGCAGTCCACCCTTTATTAAAATAACCTATAGCTACTCCTGTCCTTTCTTTTCCATCAGTATGAATCCAAAATCCTTTTGAATTTCCGGGGTGATATCTTTGTTTTATACTTGTTTTTTTATTATATGGTATTCCTAGCAATATACTAAAATACATAAGCCATTCTTCAGAAAAATAAAATTCCGAAGCAAAATCTTTGCCCTTTTCTGCAAATATCATAGACGCATCATATGGTATTACTTCGCCTTTTTCAGTATACCGATCATAAGCTTCGCTAAATTGTATTTTTTTATGTTCTTCAATCCACTTATCAAGAATGCTAGTATTAAAAAAATTATCTAAAACAGCGTATCTGCAAATTGGCTTTGCATTTATAGATTCTTTAATGTCTTCTATAGTTTGTGGCTCTAGATAATACGGATTTATCCATTTTTGAAGTATGTTCATGGTAATAATATTATAGTAACAAAAAAAAAGAGGATGGAATTAATTCCACCCTCTTTTTAAATTTCTAATTAATTAAAGTTAGCTCTTGCAAGGAGTTTGAACACTTGCGATAACTTGATAAGAAGTTCCAAGGGCAGAACTTAATACTAAAGCACCAATTAGGAAGTCGCCCTTGTTGAAAACCTGAGTTGCACCAGCAGCTAGTGGGAAGGTTGCTGTAACAGCACCATTAATAGCTACATTCATTGGATTTGAACCAGTGTTAGTAATTTGAGCAAACACAGCATATCCGCCATCAGATAGCGTGTAATCAACTGCAGCAGTACCACCAGCAGATATAGAGCCTGTGCTAACCAAAGGATAAGTATTATCGCCATTTTCTGTCCAAGGAATGCCATCATCTGTTACAACAACAATGAAAGCTTGCTCTTCAGAAATATTTGGATAAGCAAATTTCTTCCAATAATTGCAATCAGTAAAAGTGTCACCATCACTCAATTCACGAATGCCACCATTAGGTCCAGAAACATAAATTTGTCTCTGTATAGACGGGTCAGATGGAGTATTAAAAAAGTTAAACTGTCTTCCTGTGGAAGGGTTTATATCCATCAAACCTTGATTGTTATTGTTTACTATTACTCTAAAAACACTCATGTTTTCTCCTTTGGTGGATTTATTAACTTACCTTATATATTTAGCATCTAATTTATTTTAAAAATCAATATATGGTATTAATTTATAATCTTTGTAACCTCGAATTTTGGGAATTCAATTGCTTTATATTTAAAATCCTTATGCAAAAATATATTTAAACTTAAATCAACATAACTTATATATTTATTTTCCAAAAACAAATAATAATTTTTATTGTTTTGCTTTTTAAAAGCAGCAATAGAGTTCTCAACAATTAAATCATCTTCCGAATCAAGAATAATACCAAATTTGTTTCTTATCTGGTATAAATATTTTATGGAAAAAATAAGCGATCCAGATTTTGAAGAGTCTCTTAATGCATTCAAAGTGTTTTCTGAACTCCTAGGTGAAGATACTATTTATAAACAAATAATGTTAGAAGAATTATTTAAAATTTTACTTAAAAAAGGTTAATATGCAATACGTTTTTGGAGCCAATAGAGACAAAAAAGGGGCTCAAGTACTTGTAATGAGTGACCATCCTAAAAATAATTTTTCATATCAAAGGAACGCAAGTTATAAAAAAATTAAATTTGAAGACGAAATGCAATTTATAGTTTTTGAAAATTTTATAACAACACAAGATAAAAATTGTGAAATTTTATTGGTAGAAGCAAAAAACTATAAAGAGGCAATAAAAGAATTGCAAAAACTAGGTTACAAATATCTCCCACATTCTGAAAAACCTAAAGTTTTCAGGACCAAAAAACAAATTTTCTAGTTGATTCAAATTATATTTAGGTTAAAGTTAAAAAAAGTATGTCTTGGGATTTTGCTGAAGAACAAGGAACGTGTCATGCTTACGACTCAAAAGTCTTTCATTTTTGTTATTTTTGCGGCTTTTATACTCATAGCTTCTGGGGCTTTTAATATTTATAGTTGACGAGCCAGAAAACCCCGAACTCTTTAGGTTCGGGGATGAATGGCTCTAAATAAAATTCTTACAAAATTCAAACTTTTTACATAACTGGAGCGTATATAATTAAGTATGCTCAAGTCTTTCAAATTCCAACTGTTGCCAACCGAACAGCAAAAAGTGCTGTTGATGCAACATTTTGGATGTAGAAGATTTGTGTGGAATTATTTTCTGAATAAGCGAAAAGACGAATATTTAAATAATAAGAAAACTTTGAATTATTATGATTGTGCAAATCAATTAACAATTTTGAAAACTGATGATGATTATGTTTGGTTAAAAGATGTTAACTCCCAAATGCTACAACATACTTTGAGAGATTTGGATACTGCATACAATCGTTTCTTCAGAAAACAAGCTAAATTTCCTAATTATAAGTCAAAACATCATAAGCAATCATTTAGAGTTCCTCAACACATTGTTGTTGAAGATGGCAAAATATATTTTCCCAAATTTAAAGAAGGTATCAAAATTAATGTTCACAGGGAATTTGGCGAAATAGCATTCATCACAGTATCCATGACACCAACCGGCAAATTCTTTGTATCACTTACTTGTGAATGCAAAGAAGCAAAGAAACTAAAGCCAGCAAACAATAATGTTGGTGTCGATCTTGGAATTAAAGAATTTGCAGTATGTTCAAATGGAGATAGGTTTGCTAATCCAAAGCATTATCAAAGAGTTGAGAAGAAGCTAAAATTTAACCAAAGAATATTATCCAAAAGAGTTAAGGGAGGAACGAGTCGAAACAAACAAAGAATCAAGGTTGCTCTTTTGCATGAAAGAGTAACTAATAGTCGTTTAGATTTTTTACACAAGCTATCAAAGAAACTGATTGACGAAAACCAAGTCATTTGTGTGGAAGATTTAAATGTTAAAGGAATGATGGCTAACCAAAAATTAGCTAAAGCAATAGGAACAACTGGCTGGGGTGAATTCCTCAGACAGTTGAATTATAAGTCTGAATGGTATGGAAGAACCGTTGTTGTAATAGACAGGTTTTTCCCGTCCAGTAAAACTTGTAACAATTGTGGTTACATCAAGGAAGATTTGTCTTTAAAAGACAGAGAATGGGAATGTGAGTCCTGCAAGATTCATATTGATAGAGACTTAAATGCAAGTCTAAACATTCTCCAACAAGGATTAAACATGACTGGTTTGGGAGCCAAGTCGGTCATTAAACAAAAACAGGTGGAGTCGTTGGCATTAGTCAAGGCTAAGAAACCTGAAGCCCCTAGTTCAATTTGAGCGTAGCGAAAAATTGACTAGGGGTGGTTCACTGAGAGAAGTAGAGAAAAAGATATTAATGAAATAATTGAAAAAGCAAAAGAAGATGGAAGAACACAAGGATATCATGATGCTACTGAGCAAGGAATTTGCCCGCCTAACAAAGTTGACATTGCAAATAAGAAATAATTAATTTAAAATCAATTATATGTAGGCTGAGACATTCTCAGTCTACATATTTTTTTGGTAAATAAAATTTACCTTTTTTAGTTGAAATCAATAAAGAATTTTCAACTATTTCTTTTACTTTTCCACCATTCTTCATAAAACATTTTGCGATCTCTTTAGAAGTATGATTCTGAACTGGACAATCCATATTCTCATGAATAGTTTTAACATCTGAATTTGGTCGCACAAAAGAATTTACAACAACCAAACTATCATCGTGGGTTACATTTACCCATTTTTTAAAATCTTTTAAAAAATCATCAGATGAAAAAAATCCCTCTTTGTTTCCCATAACTTTATAAACCTTTTAAATCTTTAATATCAATATATTTAGCAAGTGAAAAAGAATTTTTAAGACCAGTATAAAATATTTTTGATTGAGGGTTATTTACCAAGTACCAAAATATCATGCTGTTTATAATTTTGTTTGCTAATTTTTGTTGAGGATACATGTAGACATCATCAGAAATATACTCCATTCCATCCCTTTTAACATCGTATCCTTCAGAACAAAAAGCTAGAACAATATTCTGAACTCTATAATTATTGCAGCAACTCAAAGCTGCACATATTGGATTTCTATAATCATCTATATACAAAAGACTGTTTCTATCAGAAGGACTGTTAAAATTATAACTTGGTGTATGACTATAAAAATACTTCATATTTCTATATTTTACTATCGATAAAGGATTTGATCTTTTGCCAGCAATAAGAATTGGTAGAAATTTAAAATTAGAAAAATCATTTAAATTATTCGTAACATAATAATTTGGCAATCTTTTACTTTCCCAAAACCTAGGAGTATTATTTGCTGAAATAACTATACTTTTTCTAGAATTTGGGAACTTATCCAATAACTCTTGATGATTGTTTTTAAATCCAAATCCATTCGACACTATTATTACGGTTTCCCATTCAAAAGTTTCAGTTTCTATATTGGGTATATTTAACTTTGAATTATATATTTCATTTTCTATATAAGTCTTTATTTCATTATCAGAATAAACATTATTTATATCTTGCGGAACACTACCTATGACATTTGGATTTCTAATCCAAAATGAATCACATTTTAAATAAACATTTCTATTAACGCCTTCCTTGATAATAAAGTCTTCTTTATTTCCTTCAGAATTAAATAAAGTTAATTTATTTATTTTATTTTTTGTTTTCGTTATCATCAAATATATCCGATAAATTTGGTTTCAAATCATAATTTTTTAACTTAATTTTAATTCTTTCTTTTTCACTCACATCTTCTAAAGGTTTGTTTTCAATTTTAATTGTATCTGTATCCTTAATAATACCAAGTTCTTTTCTCTTAAGGTCCAAAGGACGAATAAGTTTTTCTCTAGGAGAAATAATATTAAATCTTAACTTGTTTGAATTTTCATCCTTTAATTTTTTCTTAATGTCATTAATGTCATTCGTATATTCATATTGTATTCTATTAACATCGTATGGATTTGATGTTTTTTCAATATTACTCATTGTGACATATCGCAAATCATTCAAAACGATTGCTGCAATATTTTTGATATTAAGTCCACCCATAGGAGCAAATGCGGCTACATTGTCAGCACATTTTCCTGTATCTGGGATCACAGTTGGTTCAAATGAACATGGTATTGTAAATGGAGATTGTCCTGCTTGAGGTATAAATATTGGAGGACAACAATAACATTTTACTCGGCATTGTCTATTTGCAACAAATGGCACTGTTGCAGTCTTACAAATATTCTCTTCTGCAAGAGTTACTGGAGGGCATGCACATCCTGCACCACAACCTTTTGTTAAATCAAATTTATGAGTTTGTATATTACAAGTATATGTACAACCGTCACTACATCCAGCTTTATTTTCCCATGTCCATATACTTGGATCGTTACCTACCGTTTTATGAGTTGGCACGACGCAACTTGCTCCAGCAGTAGCACTCCATGCGTTTAAATTTGGATTTGCATTTACACGCCATGTCCATGTGCAATTATCTCCTCCACAATTAGCAGAAAAAGTTTTACAAGGCAATGTAAATTGTGTACCTACGCCTTTGTCTGGACATGATTGTCCAACAGGACAGCCAATTGCTGGATTTGCTGGGTCTTGTCTTATTTGACATTCACAATTTGTTAAACATTTATTGCTTACAAATTTGTAATTCAATTTCCAACAACCGCAATCAAATGTTTCTCCTTCATTACAGGTTGCTGGTAAATTACATAATTTTTCTGCATCCGCTGCACCTAAAAAGCTGCAACCAACATCACATTTGATGTCGCCTCCTGCAGGAAGTGTATATTTTCCATTATTACATCTGTAAAGTACACTACCAGTAGCACATTTTGTAAAATCAACTGCATATACGCAACATCCGCATTTATCAGAAGGAGGGCACCCAGTGGGCGGGGAGGGCGGAGGGCTCGGTGGTGGAGCACTAGAACTTACACAATCTTTTTGTTCTTCTGTTCCATTTGCTGGTGTAGTAGTAGGAAGATCTGGGCACTTGCAACCAGCAACATTAGAACAACCATTTGCTGTTTCTTTCCAAGTTCCTTGATAGCAACTTATTTTTTGTCTTCCTCCAGCAGGTGTATTTGAAGGAAGGTTTGGAGCTGCGTCGGTAGCATTTAAACATTTGCAACTTGCTGGAACGTCGGCTCCACATGAATCTGTAATAATCTTCCATGCAGTACAGTTTCCGCCATTTGCAGCAGTACATTCATACACACAATTAGTACCTGTTCCACAAGCAGCTTGGGAATATTTGAATGTACATTTACCACTACAAGATGCTGTAGGAGGTGGACTCGGTGGAGGAGACGGAGGCGGACTCGGTGGTGGACTCGGTGGTGGAGACGGAGGAGGGCTCGGTGGTGGAGACGGAGGAGGGCTCGGTGGCGGTGGAGGCGGTGGCGGCGGCGGTGGTGGCGGCGGTGGTGGCGGCGGTGGTGGCGGCGGTGGTGGCGGCGGTGGTGGCGGCGGCGGTGGAGGCGGTGGCGGCGGCGGTGGCGGCGGTGGCGGTGGCGGTGGTGGAGACGGAGGCGGACTCGGTGGAAACGGTGGGAATGGAGGAAACGGAGGGTAAGGTGGGAATGGAGGTATTGGTGGGAAAGGAGGGTAAGGTGGGAATGGAGGTTGTGGTGGGAATGGAGGAAATGGTGGAACAATAATAGTATTTGGTGTTGGGCAAACAGCATCGCCAGAATATTTAATTTTAGCGCAACCTGTAGAAAAAGATCCTGTAAAATTACTATCTGCAGATACGAATAATTTCCAGCCAGTTTCGTTTAAACTATCTCCTTCAAAAGCTGCCAAAGATGTGCTATAAGGAGGGGAAGGAGCAGGTTGTCCCAAAGTAGACCTGCCAGAATTTCTAGCCAATTGATTATTATTTGCAGTTACTTTATAAATTCCATTAGATACTTTAGAATCAGTTGGATAAACAAAAGAACTTCCATTGTCGGCAAAGTCAATATCAACAGGCTGATCTATTTGAATTATTTCTGAAGTACTACCTAATATAAGAACAGATTTTCCAGTTGGGCTTACTAAAAGCAATTTGAGAGAGCCAATGTCTCCAGAAGATATTTTTAATTTTGTAATTTGAAATGTTACTTCTTCAATTTTTGGATTACTACCAGGACATAAAACACATCCATCTGTTCCATATGGATATTGTGCTGGTATTCCACCTTGTATTTCAACATCTATAGCACAGTTAACACATGTATTTATATTTAAATTTAAAGATGCTGGAGGCACATTTATAAAGCCTGGAGTAATTACAATGTTGCTAGGAAAACTTATTGGCGGAGTTATAATTATTTCACTTGGTATTGGAGGTCCAATAGTTATTTGTGATGGAATATTAATTGGTCCAAATGGTCCTATGTCCAAGCATGGGAAAACAATTGGCGGAACCTGCATGTCATTGCCATCATCATTTGGAAATTCGCAATTAAATTCTGGAATAGGAGGAGGATCTGGTATGATTACAGGAAATGTTAGTGGTGTAATTTGAACTATAGGTTCGTTTATAGATTCTCTTTGATTAGCGCTTTGTGTTATTTCGCACAAAGATGTAGTAATTTTTACTAATGGGTCAATTTTTTGCCCGAAAGAATAGGTATGAGTTCCAACAAGTTCGGTATTTGTAGTTGTTCCATCTTGAAAGTCAATTTGAAAAGTAAATTCTATATTACTTAGAATGGATAAACTATAAGATATTGTTGTACCTACAGAAGGATTGCTTTCGGTAACAGTATAGAAAAATGAAACCTCTGGGCAGACATCATCTATAACTGGATCAACATTTAATAAATTTCTAATACGCCAATCTAAAGTTGTTTTATCTTGAGAATTTTCTTGTCCAATAAAATTTTCTAACTTTACAATTCCTTGAACTATTTGATTGTGATGTTCTGCATAAACAAAACCACGCACAGGTGTTCCGGCAGCATTAAATTGAGGTTTTTCGCCTCCCATATTTCTAATGCAATCTAAAAGTTTTTTTATTTTTCCTGTAAAGTAATCTTTTTCAACATTATCGTAATAAATCATTTCGCCAGAAATTGTTACATATCCATTTTCAGCAAAAATTTCTGGTTTGAATTGGTCTACTGGTACTATTTCAATTTCTGTAGCCCAATTTTTCAAATCGGCAGACAATACTGTTTCGGAAGTATTAAATACTTTAAAAAGAGACTTGTCATTATCATAGTCTTCTGGATATTTTACAACTGGAGGAAAAATAACTGCCAAAACTTCACCTTATTTAATAATTGCCTATCATCCATTGATTACCATATGGTCTACTATTTAAACGAGTAAAGGTGTAATCTAAATCGTTAAATTTTATGTAGGAATTTGGACTATAGTCAAAACTTATATATGCATTGTTGCTTCCATCTGATGTAGCCAAAAGAGAATTATCCAAATTATCATAACCAAATACTGTTTGATCTTGTAATGCCGAGAAAGCTGCGGAGTTTAATCCAGGACCGCCAGTTCTCCAAGCTTCTAAATTTGTATCGTATTCTGAGATAGCGCCAGAGTTATCGAAGAAATACAATCCTGTGTTTAAATTTACTAATTGACCTTCTTTTTTTGCAGTTCCAAGAATATCTGGTTTTTTCTGGAATCCTGTCAAGCTTAAGCCATCAGTAGTAGTGCTATAAAAATTAAATATTCTATAATTAGATCCATTTGTATCATTTCTTAGAATATATCCAGTTGATTCTCTTTGGGCAGTTCTATTAATGGAAAAATAACCATATTCAGATACGCCTGAATTATTAAAAGTAGTACTTGGATTTGATTGCAAATCAACAGAGTAACCAATAAAATTATTGGTATTTAGAGATGTGTTCAAAACAACATAATTATTTAAATTTAATTGTTGTACATTTTGCCAATTTGTAATAGACAACCCAGGGCTTTGTGCTGTGGTTGGATTTCCTAGATAGAAATAAACTATATCTGATAGATTAAATGAAACCCAATTCCAAGGACGAGTTATATCTGGTTTTGTGTAATAGGATTCAAAGTATCCACTAAATTCTATAATATTTATTTTTTCATTTGATATGGGATCGGTTGATGCTCTACCGGTTGAATAAAACAGAACTGAATCCCCGCCCAAACCTGAATCTAGAGAGCCGAATTTTGGGACAAATTTTGTATTTCTATAAAATTCTTTTTTCTGTTGGCTTACATTTAAATAACTTGAATTTTCCAAAAAGGTTTCATTTATTGTTGTTGTTAATGAAGAAGATTGTTTTGTTTTAAATATTTGACTTAAAAATCCCATTTCATTTGCTTGGACAGCAAGATAAGAATTTGCAAAAAATGTCCACAACCATAGATTTGTTCTTTCTACTAAATTAAGATAATTTTCAAATTTAGTTACTCTATAAGCAAGGCTTTCGGTTTCTGCTTTTAAAGAAATCGTATAAATTCCACCTACTGAAAATATGCAACTTGTTGAAGAGTCGTTTCCATGATCTATATCATCTGGAATATACCAAACATAATTTATTATTGGATCGATTGCATTTCCGCTATTATTTACTTTTTCACCAGCCCATGTTCTACCAGTAGCGGGGTTTATTTTTGGATTACTTGGTATCTCAATAAAAATTTGTAAGTTTGTGGGACTTTTAAAAGTGCCATAGATTTCTTTTTGTAGTTCGTTTACAGTAGTTGTAATAATAGCTTCATCAGGAGCAGGATATTTTATATTTATTAAATTTTCAAATTTTACTGTATCTTCCCCAAAATCATTTACAACTCGCAGAGAAACATTAAATACACCAGTTGTTGTGTATGTCTTTTTTATTGTTTCACCATCTGTATCATCTACTATAACATCATTTGTATATATTGGGACTTCATCTTCAAATTGGCTAATAGTTATATTGCTTGCAGTATTATCGCCAAAATCCCAGTAATATTTTATATTATTATCTGGTATGTTGCTTCCAAGCCTAAAGCTTAAATTAGTAAATGTAAATGTTCCTGGAACCAAAGATGTTGTTCTGTCTACTGTAAACCAAGCTTTTGGTTCAAAGGCATATTTTGTTGCACAAACTGTTCTTTGTTCAATTGTTTTTCCGTTTTTCAAAGTATCAGATAATTCTTTACAATCTAATCTGTCTGTAATTCTTTTTCCAGCAAAGTTTTCTATAGCTAAGATTCCATCTTTTAGTATGTTGTGATGTTCAGCCATAACATTCATAACAACTTTTGTTATTCTACTTGGTCTTACAATTGTATTTTCAAAACCATCCAAAACAGACAATCCTGAAAAAGCATTGTTTACAAAAGATGTGTAATAAAAAGATATTGCTCTATCTTCTGGATCTGAGCATTGTTCTGTTAAAGTAATAATTCCTGTTTGTGGAAACAAATTGCTTTTTTCAGCGTCATATTCCACTTGTATATAAGAATCTCCTGGTGTGTAATCTGATGCCAAAGCCAAATATGCTGAATCTCTTGTGGTATACAGAGTTGTTACATCATCTAGATTTTCAGGATATCTTACATTAGTCGCCATTAACTTACCTCTATCTTGTCGAATGCATATTCGGTATTATTTTCTGTGCCAGATCCATTTAGAAATACTGTTATTACTTTTTGTCCTTTTAGCTCTATTAAAACACTTGGACGATAAGTTCCATTATTTTCATATTGATAAGTTACTGTGTGTTGATTTGGATCTGTTATAAACTGACTATTTCCATCTCCAAATTGCCATAATCTACTCACTATTTCTGCTCTGGTTTGGTCAACAAATAAAAATGTAGTTGGAGAGTTACCAGAAGACGCTGCTGTTTTTGTGCTTATGCCTTGTTTTGGTGTTGCGTAAACAAAAGGAGTTGCATAATCGTTATAGACTTCTACATAATTTGTTTTTGTTGTAAATCCTTGTGCTCCCAATTGTGTTATTGTTCTAAGAGTAACAGTATAGCTACCTTCTGTTTTATAAACATGAACGGGATTTTTTTCAAAGCTAAGAGTTGACCCATCTCCGAAATCCCAGAAATAACGAATGGTATTTGAATTTGTGAAAGTATGGAAATTAACTGTCAATGGAAAATTACCAGTTCTTGGGAAAGCTCTGAATAAAGATCTTGGAGAATATATTTTTGACTCTTGTTTTTTTAATAATCCATTTAGTGTGTTTTCATCTGTTGTTTGATTAGTTCCTAAGTAGGACTGAATGTTAAAAATAGCATCTCTAGTTGAATTGTGATGTTCAGCCATCACGCCAGCTTCAATTGTAGTTCCATATTTCCATTCGTTTATTTTGGTGCCAGCAAAACCACGATCTAAATTATAGAATGAGTTTTCTGTTTTATTGCTATAAAAAACTAACTCTGAAGACAGACCAGTATAATCAGATTTAAATATTCTTAAAATTCCAGAACTTGGAAATTTAGATGTGTCTTCAACAACAATTACATCAGATGTTACAGAAATTGCTTGACCAAGCTTTGTAGACGCATTGTTAGTTGCTTGAAACAATGTATCGTAAGTATCGATGCTATTTTTGTATATTGATAGATCGCCAAGTAAATATCCACTGTCTGCGGAAGACAAACGTATAACAGCCATAATTTAATTATTCTTTTGCAAAAGAATTTTTTGCCTTTCTTTAATAGTATTTTCTAAAGAAATTTTTAATTTTGAATTTTTTGGCAAAGCCATAATTGATTTAACTAAATCTGGATTTAGGTTATATCCCAAAAGATTATTTACATCTAATTCATAACCAAATTTATTATTCCAATAATTTATTTGTGCTTCATCATTATCAAAATCTTTATATCCATTTAATTCAATTAAATTTTCAAAAATTTCAACAAACTTCTTTGTTTCTGATAAAATTCCTTCTTTCTTTTCTACTAATTTATTCAAAGTATTAATAAATGTAATTTCATTTCTTTTATATCCATTTAATTTTATTTGTCTTTCTTTTTCATTTAATTGTTTAATATTATTATTTTTTATAGTTTTCAACAATAGCTTTTGTTTCTTTATATCATTTAGTTCTATGTTATCATTAATTTGTTGTATTTCTAATTCCACAGCTTCTAAAGAATCTTTTCTTGCAGATATTTCTCTTAAACATTGCCAAATTTTACCATTAACATCTACTTCTTTTCCTACTATAAAATTTTCTATCTGAAAATCAGAATGTTTTGATGGAAGTTTGTATTTGTCTGTCAGTTGATAAAGTTTTTGTTTTATTTCATTCATAATTAAAAATTTCCAGAATTAACTATGGCTTTAAACTTTGCACCTTTATTGAGTGCTTTGTCTGCCCATTCTAATTTAGTTATCTGAAAATCATTTACATCTTTAAAATTGCCAACATCAATATAAAAATGTTTATTAATTAGCAAACCATTTATGGTAGCATTTATAAAATTCCATTTTCTGTCTACAACTGGAAATATTACATCTTTTTCACTCTGGATGTATTTTGTAAGTTTAGCATCTACATATTTTCTAATTTTAGAACCAGCAAAAACAATATACGCCCAATCTTGTCTGCATCTTTTAATTCCTTCATTGCAAAGCGATGCTATGGAATTTTCTCCAAAAAATGTGGTGTATTTATATTGTTTTTTATCTTGATTTTTAGGAGACATCACAAAAAAATCATATTTTTTAACTAAATTTTGCATCGTGTTAATCGTAATTGTTTCGTCATTTTCATTTCCTTCTGGGGAAATGACTATGACTTCTATTCCAACTTCTTTTGGTTCAAACATGTTACACCAGGGCTACATCGAAATCTACCCTGATGATATCGTCAGAAGTTATTGCATTCAATAGAGAAAACCCATTGTTGCTTGAATTTACAGTGAAAGAATTTTGGTTAAATTCTGGAGTAGAACTTCGAGTTGGATAAAAAATAACTGCATTAGAAAAAATTCTTGTTCCATTTATATAAACTTTTAAAGAATTTGACGAAAAAGTCATCCCTGTTGTGTAAACCCTATTATAATCTGGACTTGTGCTGGCAACTAAAGCATTTATAGGAGTTATTTCATAATAATGTTGATGTGGATTAGACAAGCTAGATTTTAATTGGGCACTTAAATATACTTGATCATCTATACCTGGACTGCCTACTAGTTTCCAAGAAATAGTATCAGACGACTGGAATAAAACTTGTGTATCTGTTAGCTGGGCTATATTAGATGCAGTTTCTACATTTAATTGTAAAAAATTTGCATCTTCAGATATGGTACTTAATTTACTTCTTTCTACTTCTAACATTTTCACAAAACTAACAGGGTTTGTTAATGTTGGAAATAAAATCTGATATTCTGACAAAGTGGTAGAATCTACAGTGGCTGAATCATCAGCATGACTAGAAATTTTATGATTAGCTTGATTTATTGCATTTTCTAATAAATGTCCGTTTGAATCTAAACTTTGATTAATTCTAGTTCCAACTGTTCCAGCATCGCCAGCAGCATTTTTTAATACATCTGTATTATTATCTACAGCAGAGTTTATTATTGTTTCTCGCTGTTTTATAGCATCTATTGGCAAATTATCATAAGTCCAATAGTATGGCTGGTTAGGCAAATACGTTGGAATAGTAATAGAATTTATATTTGGCATAGTATACTATCTATGCTAAATGTAATTGATTCTCCAGTTAAAAGTTATTTGCACTTGGTTCGTTTTGTTTAAGTCACCAAAAGTTGCCATAGAGTAAAAAGAATCATCATTTAACACCAAAGCCATTTCGCTTAAAGCGAATCCATTGGCATCATTGTATCCAAGAATAGATGTAAAAATAGCTTGTGTAGGATTGTTTGTGTCAATACCAGCTAAAACAGACTTTTCAGAAATTACTGGACCAAACAAAGATGTTCTATTTGTATTAACTATTTTTGGTTGTCCGCCACTTGTTCCAGATGAACCAAATAACATTCTTATAACATAAATATTTTTATTGTCAGGCAAATTATTTGTTATTGTTTTAGCCAAGGCATACCTGCCAGTTCTTAATACTGTGTTTTTTACAGTATATTCTTTTAATACTCCATCTCGGTTTTCTATTTTTATATCAATAAAACCTTTTGATTCTACAACATTCAAATTATTCATATAATTTACCTTCTTCCGTTTTGCCGTCCTTATGTGTAATTGTAACAGAAATACTTTCCCCTTGTTCTATATTTTCAACTGGTCCAGAAGCTGCAGAGGTTTTTGTTTGATTAGATTGATTTAAATTCATAGCTAAAGGGGTTGGTAATGCGGTTGAAAAGTAGCTTATTATTTCTTGACCACTTCTACTTATATCATATAGTTCAACCCCAGAAAAATTATAATTATTCTTTGTATATCGTTTAAGTTCATAACTTAAACTAGTTCCAGAAGCCGTAAAAGTTTTATAATCAGACAAACTTCCACCTATTTCATAACAACCATCTGCATCAACCGAATCAGAAACAAAAAAGTAAGTTGTTCCATTTGCATATAACAAATAATTTTCTTTAAAATTTTGGTTATCTATAATTGCCGTATTTGGATCGTCAAAAGTTGGGAAAGAAGCTTGCTTTTGCACTTTCATTCCATAATAACTTAAACTACCAGTTTTATTGTCAAGCAATCTATCAAGTATTTTGCCAGAAACTATTCCTGCACCACTATTCCATCCAGATATAAGAAAAGAAGTTGTAGAAGAAGGATAAAAATCTAAAAATTTATATTGCGTTCCAGTTGCATCATTCCAAAAATATGAATTATTTCCAAAATATTGTCTTACATCTGTTATGCCTAATGCTGGATTTACAGTAACCAAACCAACAAGATCTATTTTGTAGATTCCATTTAATGAATTAAAAATAATATTATTTGAAGAATCTAAAAGTGAATAACTAACATTAGTAGACGCAGATGTAGGAATAGAAGATTGGTATTCAATATAAATTTTACCATTATTAATATTATCTATATTATAAATATTTCCTGTTGAATTGAGTTTTATTTTCCAAGGTGCGGTAGCATACCCATTGTTTACATCCCAATTTGTTTTAATATCAAATGCTAAAAAGTTTTCTGTTGAATCTTGAATTGTATAATCATTATATTGAGAAACAGTCCATCCAGTATCTGCTAAAGTTATATTTGATAATCTATATCCAAAATTACTGGTGCTTATAGGTTCCGGCAAACTAGTAGACTCAATTCTTAATAAACAATTCTGAGGATTTGAAACTTGATAAACACCTGCCGGAACAACACTTGGAGCAAGAATCTCTAAACATGTTTTAGATAAATTTTCAGATATTCCTAAAGATGTAAAATTTGTTTCTGAAGAAAATAAATAAATATACTTATTATAAAATGTAGTAGTTCCAGTACTATAAGAAGATTCGTTTGCAAGTTGATTTCTCAAAACCGGAGTTATCATAGCTCTAAAAAAATCAGTTTGGGCACTACCGGAAATCATATATTCTACACCAGTAAACTTTACAAAAAGTTCTAAACTTTCTTCTGGTGGCATTATAAAATCTTCCAAATTGCTCTGAAAATTAATATTATTCAATATAGCATGAAAAGGAGTAAATTCATCAACTATGTCAATACATTCCAAAAGTCTAAAGTCTGATAAGTTTTTTATTTCCATATCTAAATCAAAATAAGAACTTATTGTTCCTCTACAAGGCTCCACAAAATTCTTATCTATGTCACAAGGATTTGTACTATCTCTTAATGACCCGTTATATTCATCCATGTTGTAAACATTTTCAGAATATGGAAAAATAGTTCTTATTTTACCAAAAGCAATATCATTATAAAAAGGATTTCTTGTTGGTATGATAATATTAAACATTGGGTCGTATTCAGATATTAATCTTGTATTCCAATCCTTTTTTGGATATCTAAAATATTTATCATCTCTTTTATCAGCAAGAGGCAGTGTTTGTATGAAATCAAACCATATTAAAGACTCATTAGATGTGCTAAAAGGTTTAATTTGATATTGTATTTTTACATGATCTCCTAATTCTAAAGGAGTTCCAATCCAATTCAATATGCTTTTGCCATTAGCTGTAGTTATTGAAATAGAAGATAATGTGTTTATTTCATAATCTGTTTCTGCATTTCTAGTTTCAACAGAAAAATAAGTAGTATTTATAGGCAATGATATTTTGGAAAGTTCAAAACTAGTTTCTCCAATAAATTCAAAACTTTCAACATAAAAAAAGTCACTACCTGTAAGCCATAATTGATCTAAATTAAGCAACCTGATATCTGCCTCTAATAATGCTTGAACCAAAGCTTCTTTGGTTCCTTTTCTTTTCATTTTAGGCAAAGCGGTTTTTATTTGCCTTCTCCACAAAGTAGGATCTTTGCTTCTTAAACTTATATTAAATAAATTTGCTAAATAAATTAACAATGGCTCTTGAGTTGCATTGGCATCCATGATGTCTTGCATTTGTAAAGCCAAATCCTCTAATACTGTAAATCCTTGTGCTATAGTTTTATTTATTGCTTCTATAACTGCCACACTGTTATCAACAGTAGCATAATTTAAAGAATACATTTGTGGAGTATAGGCTTGAATTAAAGAATTATATTTTTGTGGTGGTACAACATTTATTGGATTAGAAACAACATTCGAAATATCTGATGTTAGATAAAAATGATTATAATTTGATAGTAAGTCAGTTCCATTGTTTGGTTGCCATGTAAAACACAAATAATAATCTCCTTCTCGAACTGAAGAATCTGGATTCCACCAGAATTTAAAATGACCGTATTCTATATTGCTATTTTCATCAATTACCTTATTTAAAATAGATTGAGAATTATCCCCAGAACGAGACCAAAGTGGTTCGTCAATTGTTCCTTCAGAGTACACTAATATTGATTTACTATAAAAAACTTGAGTTTGGTAAATACTTGAATCCAATTTTTCTTTGTATATCTGTGCAATTCCATATAATTCATCTTTTGATGGATCTGTATCTGGAGTTTCACACCATGTTTGATATGCTTCTAAATATTTTTTTTCTAAATTTATATCAAAACTATCGACAACATTTTTTATATTCTTTATGCCATTTATATCTCTTTCAATAAAATATATTTTTATATTTACAAACTTAAATGGATCCTCATTAAAACAATCATCACTTCCAGGCGTGTATAAATCGAATTCTAAAATGTTATTAACATTAGAATTGTCATAGTAATACTTTACTACCTTTCCATTTATGATCTTACCAGTTTTTGTATTAATATCTTTTATTTTTGACATTTTAGGACACTCTTGAAAATGAAATATCTATTGCGCCATTTGGTCTAACAATCTCATAATAATTTACATTAATCACGTTCGTACCTTGTGGGAAATTTACAGTGTATAATGAAATATCATAACTTGTTGGTTCGGAAATATTACTTAGAGATTTTATAATATCAACTATTTTTAATGGTTTGCCGTAATCCCAATTCTGCAAATTAAAGAATACATCTAAGTTTCTCAATATTTTTGATCTAATAGTGTCTTCTTGTGAAATATAAAAGCTATCTATATTTACATTTATTTTAACTTCTACATCTATAACAACTCCATCTTTTATACAAATGTTATCTGTAATCATTTTTTTTGAAGAAATATAATCATTTAGTTCTGCTTTAAATTGAGAAGAAGAAATAGTAAGATTGTTTGTTCCGTCTCTAGTCAGAACATATAAATCAATAATATTTGCAGAACAACCGCTATGCCTTAAAACTGCATTTGCTTTGCCTGTAGAGCCATTGTATGGAGTAACAAATAAATTAGTTAAATTCTTATAATCTTCGCCAGTAACTGCTCTTTCTTGAGATTTAAGATACATCGGAAGTTTTCTTCTTATTTCATCAACAGTATCTCCTGGAGAACCGTTTTCACCTTTTGTATAGTTGGAAAAATTTACAGAAACAGAAGCGGTTTCACCAGGTATGTTTACTAAAGTATCAACAGATGCAGCATTACTAACAATATTACCTTGAGGTCCACCGCCAACTCTATATGTTACTGAAATATTTGAATTTAATGCAGGAGAAAGACCAGCTCTGTTGTTGCCAAAAACAACACTCAATGAATAATTTGAATTATATTCTACTCTATATTCTTTTCTTGGAGTTGAATCAGTAAAGAATTCTACTTTTTTCCATCTTTCACCATCTACATCAATCCGTATAGAATCATCCAAAACAGGAAGATTTGTAAGCAAATAAGATTGATTTATCAATCCTGTTCCTAAAAATGTATCATTGTAAGTTTGACCTTCTAATCCAACTACATTAGAATTTGTTAATTTACCGGCATTTATTATTATTGGCTGATCATATATTGGTCTGTTAAAATCATCTGCTGCAAACAATTCATAATTAATAGGAGCATCATTATTTACAAGCGTAACATCAAAAGGAGTTTGTATTTCAATATTGATATTTTGCGTTGTGTTCATTCTGGCTGTCCACAGACACTTACTTGCAATTGGTGGAGTTGGTTTATATCCAACAAGCTGAGCCAGTCTAAAAGCATTTGCTAATTCTGTAACTGTGTCTATAAATATTTCATTTGCTATCTGATCTATTTTAAAACTCAAGGTATCAGCTATAAAAGCCCAGTTTTCAATCAACATGACTGCAATGCTGGATTCTACAAAATCATTAAATTTGTCAGCAAAGTTTTGTTGCGAAAAACTAATTAATCTCGATTTCATACTCCAGAAATCTTGATTTGTATAATTTAAATTTACCGCTGATGGCAAGTTAGGATCATTACTTATTTTATAAGGATCTATCTCAAAAGGACAGGTTTCAGACATTAGATTCTCCTATCGGAACCGCAATTACTAAATATACAATATTCTTTAAATTAGAAAACAAACTAAATTTTAATTTTATCAACATAACATATTCGTTTGCTCCATATTGATATTCTTTTTTTTCACGACTATCAAAAGGTAAAAAATCACTTTTATTTTCTTCTCTATCTGCTGCTGTAGAAATAACAAGTTCATTTACAAGAATTCTTGGCTCCCATAAAGATATACTTTTCAAAATCATATCAGAAGCAATTTGTTTCAAAGCATCTGTATTTTGTTCAAACATTAACTCACGAAGAGGAGTGCCATATTCTGGCATCATAACTCTTTCTCCAGGATTTGTAAGAATTAGTTGGATTAAATCTCCTTTAATTCCTGATTCTGCCCCAACAGATCTAAAAAAACCTAAAGGACTTGGTGTTATAGGATAAGGTGCTGCTAAAAGTTCCATACTTTTATATAGTATTAGTGCTTAATGGTTTAAACCTTAACCGCCTAATAAATTACGTTTAGTTACAAATCCACCTTTAGAAGAAACACTAGAAAAAACCCTATCGCTAATTCTTAAATAGCCCCCATTCACTTTCTTTGTTTTAGGATCTACAGTAGGAACGAAGACAACAACAGGAAATACTCCCGGTCCCTTCTTTCCAGTGTCATTACCTTCATCATCTAAAATAGGATAATCTTCTCCAGCCAAAACATAAGATTGTTTTTTAGCCCAATTATAATCAAATTGTTCGCTTATACGCACATGACTATCTTGTTCAGTTATAGAATAATTAGGACCAGAAGAAAAAGTTACTTTTTTGCCTCCTGTAGGTATAGCTTTTTCCTTATCATTTGGATCGGGTTTATATCCAACAACTTCATAAGAATCATCAACTGTAAATTCAATATAGTTTCCACCAGCTCTCAAAAGTATTTGTCCGGGTCCTTGTGGACTTTCCAAGAACTGCATGAAATGCGGTCCCTTTTCTTGATTGTCGTATTGAGGAGATAATATTTGTATTGCTTGGCTTTGTGTAGCTTGTTGGCTATTAATATCTAACATCATAAATTCAAGACCATAACCAGTTCTCATTCTGATATATGCATCAGTTGCTAAAGTAGCATTATTATTATTTTCTTTTCTTTTTTCTTTTACATTTATATTTCCATTATCACACATAAAAAAAGTATGCTTGCTAGTGCTTTCCATATAAATGCCAGTATTTTCATTTGCAAGACCATCTTCGTTTTTTGTATCATCGCAAAGATGTATTTTATTACCTAAAGCACTCTTTAACAAAATTCCATTTTTCTCTCCTCTTGTTCTTGAAATTTTCTCAAGATCATTTAGTTCAATTAAATGCCCAGTTGAAGATTTTATATAAGATCTTCCCATGAATGTATCTGTGCATCCGTAATCAAAAGATTCCAAACTTCTATGCCAATCAGTAGTGCCTTGTGGAAATTCAACTGAATCATCCATAACAAATGTATGCCCAGAAATAGACAATAACTGTATTCCAGTTTGTGGAAGATCTGCTCTATTATTTTGAGGCGTTCCAGGTCCTTTATATGGACGACATTCGTTTGCATTTTTGAAAAATGGATTTGTCCCAATTTTATGAGATTCACCAGTAGTCTGGTTTCCTGGAACATATGAATTTTTTTTAGAATCTTTTTGGTTGGCATCTTTAGCCGGTAATATATATCCACCATAAGGATTGCTAGATTCTGATGAATCACAAAATTGCTGAAATTGCTGAAAATCTTGGTTTGGATAAATCTCATTTTCTGGAACTTGTGTTTTTTCAAAAGGCAAAATTGGAGTGTTTAAAAGATTCCCCGTAATTGCAATCTCTAAAGCAGCAATTGGACTTCCAGCCAATACCTGTCCTACTAACTCAGAAAAACTACTTGTAGGATTTGGAACATTATTAACACAACTTGTATCGCCTTTGGTGCCAGACTTACAATCTGGATGAGTCCATTGTCCAGCATAATGAAATAGGTCGTCTTTAAATATCATCCAGTTACCATTTCCACTAAGCAACTCCATTCTCTTCCATCTTCTATTACATTTTGGATCTCCATCAACCATTTTAAGCATATGCTTGTCAGGAGTTTTAAATCCATAAATATTAGGATAAGTAATTCTCTTTTGTGCATTAGGATTTAATGCAACTTCAAGAAGTGTATCTATATCATATCCATTATAGTTTTCTGTGTTCCAAGGAGGTAGAACTTGAGAATTTTGCGGACCAAGTAAATAACCATCTCTTTTTCCATTATAAATTTCATCGTATTCAGGTACAGGAAAATTAAATGGACTAGTACTATTTTTATCAGATGTTTCATATCTTGTTCTAGACCATGTGGTTCCAATATAGTATGGTGTTCTTCTGCTGCCAGCTTCGAATGTTATTAAAACAGTTGAACCTGCTGGAGGAACCCATGTCAAACCACTATCATCAAATCCACCCATAGGTGAAATTGGAAAAGCATATGGCAAAGATTTCCAATTGACACTAGGAGAATGAAGAATAGGAGAGAAAAACTTAATTCTATTCTGCTTGTAATAATCTACAGTACTTACGCAAAGACATGCGTATACAGAATCTAATGTCTGATTTTGCTTATAATATTGATAACTGTTCTGATTATTTATGTGACTACAAAGTTCTTTTAATATATGTCCTATTTTAGATATATTTGATTTCATACTCAAAACATCTGCACTAATTTTTAACAAATTCATATTTTATACCTATTTTTTAACTGTTGCGGTGCCAATTACTCTAATTGTTGTTGTATAGTTTCCGTTTTCATCTATGGTGTGAGTACATCCTTTAATCATGTAGTCATTTCTTGTAAGGTAGTTATTTACCCTAGAGCCAACTAAATAAGATCTTAAACCATCTGATTCTAAAAATGAATTATCCCATTCGCAAGCTACTCCATCAGATCCAATTGAATATGGATTTAAGTATACTATGTGAACATAAGTTCCTAAAACAGCTACAAATGAAGAGTAGCTTGGATCTCCAATAATTACTAAATCAGCTTCTATTGGATGTCTTGTTTCAAAAATATCAGTTGCAGCAGAATTTTGTTTAACTGAAAACAACTCCTTGCGTTTCATAGTTCTAGGGGCTCTAAAATTAAAATTATCTGATGGAGTAGCATAAAATGTTTCTATGCCTCTTTTTATATTATCATCAAATTCTTGCTTTGACTGTCCTTGACCACTATCAACAGTTGAAGATGCTGTATCAATAGCTTCTACTGGAATAATTTCAAGCTTAGGATTAAATGATATTACAGGACTTTCGTCGCCTGCATTTACTACATATGTAGGAATTTGATTGTTTTTACAAGCAGATTTAATTTCGTCTTCAGTCATTCTTGGATCTTCAACTATATACAAATACGCTTTATTAGACTTACCATCTGTAGCAAATAAAGTTCCTTTATTATTAATTGTTGTAAAACTATTCATATAATTTCTTATAGAATCATAATTATGCATATTATTTGTATTATAAATACTAGGAGGACCACGCCACCCACCATCAGATATTTTAAAAGATACCTGTTTCATTATTGAATTAAATACTAAATTGCCATTCCGACCAACAGCAAGCGTCTTTTGTTCTACCTTATACATTCCTGCAGCATCATTTGAATTATTATTATTTCCATTATTATCTCCACCACGAACTTTAACTTTACAATTTTTTAATTGTCCATTAAAAGCATCAATAGCTCTTTGTCTATAATCTTCTGTTCCTGTTTTTTGATCATCTTTTGTCTTGTTTACTGAATTCATTTCAGATCCTTCTGATAAATTTATTAATGTTAATTTATAAATCCAAAATCCTTGGTCGATTTCAACATCAATTTTTTTCATCATACATTTCAAATAAGAATTTCTTTTTTTATTTTGACCAACAGGTGGAACATTAGCGTTTTCTCCACCAGCAAGTATATAAGTTGTTGATCCAACATCTGATAATGTAAATTTAGAAACATTGTTATAACAGTCTGTATAAATCCATCCAAAATCTATTTCAACTAAATTTGTTTCTGACCCATTACAATAAGGTTTAGAAACAGCAGATTCATAAAAAGAACGAAATTGTCCACCGGAAACATCAATAACTGTAATTTCTACTTGACAACCGTCTTGAAAACTATAATTAAAATTCTTTATAAAAGGTCTATCAGATTGAGCAGAATCTCCTTCTTGAATATTGATGTAAGATCTGTTCCCAATAGTTAATATCTTTTGGCTTTTACCATCGTATATGGACATTAAAACATATCCAGTTTTAACAGCAGCATTTAATGGATGCGTTAAAGCTATAGGACCAGAACATTTATTTACAATATTGTTTAAAGGTATGTTCATAGTTATGTAATTTCGGTAACTGGAGGAAGTCTTATTATTTTACCAGAAGTAAAATCAAATATATCATAAATTCCATTATATTCCATAATCAACCACCAATAATCTGGAACTCCATAAAAATTATTACTTACCAAATCAGGTCTATAATTTAAACCCGGATTTATCTCATAGAATTTGTCACTATCGGAATAAGCATAAGTTCTTCTTTTATATGTTTCATATGTTATTTTTTTATCGCCACCGTAATAATATATGCGAGAATTTAAATACCTACTTGATCGTACAGTAAAATTTCTTGAATCTATAATATTGTATGTTTCTATAGTATTAGCCATTGTTAACCGCCTCTAGTAAATATTCGTTCCGCTCCAGGCATATTGCCTGCGACATAAACAACTTCTAAAGTAACTGCAACTTCAAATCTATAAGGAATATAATATTTTTCTGTCCAAGGCACATCTTTTGGCCATTTGACATTATAACTTTTTACAACAGCACACAATTCTTCATTTGCAAGTAGTTTTCCACACTTAATATAAACCATAGGTGGAGGCATATAAGGCATGTCGTTTCTAGTAATTTTTCTAGGATATGTACATGCTGCTAAAGCTCTGAATTTAGTTAAATTTCTCTCTGCCTCTTCTTCTGTTTCTGCAATAAAATTTACTGTCCAATTAATAACTCTGGGTCCGCCTTGTCCAAATGTTTTTAATGGCATTGATCTGCCAATTCCGTTTTGATCACCAAATTGTGCGTCATGAGTATCTGTAATATCTGGCAAGTTATTCATGAAAATGTAAAAAGGAGCAGTTATTGGAATGATTCCAATATTAAAATCCAACAATTGAGGAACTCTTATATAGCAATCTTTTAGTTGTGCTAATTTATAATTAGTCTGTCCTTGTGTACCTAGTGGCATATTATATCTCCCCTATAATATAGTTATTAATTTTAATTAGAAACCTGTACTATTTAGTATTACTTTCAAATTGGCTATTTCTTATAGCTGTAGAGTTCATGTTTCCATTAGTCATTTTGCCTGTAGTTGCAGAAGGTTTAGTTGACTCATAAGGGGCGGAATCATCTGACATGCTACCTCCTCCTTCAGCTAGCATAGCCATCTTGTTATTTAATGCCCGCAACTGCGAGTTTGTTTCATCCAAAGCTTTTGTTTGTGCAGATGTATTTTCTTCAATACCTGACAATTTATTTGAATTGGCAGCAGCAAGCTTTGCGTTTGTATTTGCTGCTCTTTCCATTTCATTTTTGGAAGCAGAAGACCTTGTTGCAGAATTAGATGCCGCTGCTGGCTGCGCTATTGGATTACCAGAGCCAACATTTGAATTATTTGAATAAGGAACTGACTGCAAACTTTCGCTAGGAACTGATTTTTCTAAACCTTTTTCCAAATTATACTCGACAGCTTCTCCATATTTGCTAAATTGCTCTCTTCTTTTATTTGCATTGTTAGTCATCCATGTTGCTTCTGCAGAAGCGGCTGTATCTCTTTTTATTCTCGCATATGCCTCTTCTTCTGCTTGCTTTCGTTTGTCCGCATCGTAAAAAAACCGACCGGGAACTTTGTAAGCAGCCTCATTGGCGGCTTGGATTTTTATATCTTTATCATATAACTTTAAATGATTTTCCCCAACTCTTTTGGCTTCTCGCTTAATAGCATCATCCATTTGTTCTGGAGATATTTTTGTCCTTTCTTTTCCAACGACTTTCATTTCGCTTACTTCTTTTACAGATTTGCCTTGTGCAAGTTGGTCTTGAGCAAGTTGTCGTTCTATTTGAGGCTTTGTTTTACCTTGCTGTTCTAATTGAACAGCTTTTTTATGTGTAGATACAAAATCACTCAAATCTTTTTCTGCTTTAATTCTCTCTTTGCTGCGTATTTCTGGCATTATTCTATCTACAAACCCAGAAAATTCTCTACCAAGATATCCTCCTGCCATAGATCCAAGCGCCGCTCCCCAAGGACCGCCAAGAGCACCTAAAACACCTCCAACAGTAGCCCCCACACCACCAGCAAATGCATCTTGGAATTTTTCTCCTGTCAGCAACCCAATTCCTGCATCTATTGCGCCACCAATTATGGGCATTCCAGATACCATTTTGGTTGTAAGCTTGCCAAGTTGCAAAGCATATCCGCCCATTTTTGAAAAAATACTTTTGCCAGCTTGTTTTGCAACTTCTTTACCAGTTTGCGTAGCAACTTCTTTTCCCGCTTGTTTGGCAATTTCTTTTCCAGTCTGCTTTGCAATCTCTTCTCCTGTTTGCTTTGCAACTTCTTTACCTGCTTGTTTTGCTAAATCCTTTCCTCCTGGAGCTACAGTAGCTGGAGCTTTTATAGTTTGTGGAGTACCCGGTTTTATTGCACCTTTTGCAGCAAGAGCAGCAGCACCAGCCGCCCCTGCTCCAATACCAATTTTCGCTAAAGCATTTGTTATAAAACCAATGAGTTTTACAAAGCCAGCTTTAAGAGGAGATAAAATAAAATTGTCAATAAATCCAATAATTGGGGAAAACAAAGCTTTTAAACCAGATAACATTCTTGGTATAAGATTTTTCAATGATTCCAAAATTAACTTTCCAATTCTAATTAAAAAAGCAAGAACAGATTGGAAAAGAGAAGCCAAATAATCTTTTATACTAGATAAAATACTAGATAAAATATTAGATAAAATATTTATTATACCATTCCATATAAGTTTGCCTAGTCCCATGAGTTTGCTCAACATGCCACCAGACAACATGTCAAGTATTTTAAGTGGCAAAACAACAAATGCTTTAAAGAATGCTTTAAAAAGGAATCCCATAATTCTAAATGGTAATTTCGCAAAAAACATCATGATTTTGAATGGCAGTTTCAACATGAAACCTAAAGTTTTTAGAACAGCTTTTGCCATAAATGTAAATATTTTTACTATGGCATATGCCAAATCTGGAATAATTGAATGCCCTACCAAAACATCATAAAGCCATACAAACCAATCATAAACTATTCCAACGCCTTTTGCAAGCAATTTAAAAGGATATGTTATTACTGGCAAAACAAATTTAACTGCTTTTACTATTCCTCCTATAGCATATGCCAGCCCAGCTAAAACATAAGACAATCCAACAAAAGCAGTTCCTAATACATTTCCAATAAATCTTCCAATAGAAGCCATTACATTAAAGAATCCCTCTATTTTTACTCCACCTTCACCCGCCATTCCAAAAAGTTCTGCTAATGAATTCCCCAAAAACTTAAAAGAATCTATAACAGGATCCATAAATTGCATGAAATACACAAACCCTTCATATATTCCAACAAAGATTCTAGTAATTGAATATGCTAAAGCTGTTAAAAACTTCTCGACAAATTCTGCTCCACCGCTAACCCTTAATAATCCAAAAGTAAGACCATCTAATATTCCTGTAAGAGCACCGCCTACTGTAGATGCTAAATACATTTCTTTTGTTATCTCTTTGGTGCTGACTCCTAATGCATTGAAGTTTCTTTCTGTATTTTGAAACCCTTTAAAAGCACCAAAAATACCATCAATTGCAGAAAATACTATTTGGGCAACGCCACCAGTTCCTCCAAGAATGGCTGCTCTCAATCCTGTAAATACTCCTGTAATGGCGACTCTTCCAGTAGCCATTATGTTTCTAAAACTGTCTACAATTAATCTGCCTGCATTATTTAAAGCTTGAAGAGGTCTTGTTCCTAGCAAAGCAAACCAATCTCTTAATCTTCTAGACAAATTATTTATCGATCCGCCAGAACGGAAACTATCAAGAATAGAATCAAATATACCTCTTGCAGAATCTTTTAATAGTGTTCCAAAATTCCATATGGTTCCCCACAAATTGCTAAAAAAAGAACTTGTCGCATTTCTTATTTGTTGAAAAGAAGGTAGGAAATTTCTTACATGATCGATTAATTGTGATATTGGAGTGGTTAAAAAGTCTCTTATTCCTCTACCCAAAGACATTATTTTTTTTTCTACGAAAGTAAGAACACTTCTTATTTTATCAGATATGCCCAGACCTTGAATACCAGAAAAAATCGCAGATATATTTCCTGTTAAATTTCTAAACATTCTCTGCAATCCGCTTTTTGAAAATTTCATGAAAAATACAGCGGCAGAACTTAAAACTACTGCTCCTGTTGCTAGTAGATAAATATATTTTCCAAATATTTTTTCCAAACTATCCCACAGATCTACTAAAAATATTTTTCTCAAGGTTGATGTTAAATTTCTAACATCTAGTGCTGCTTGATCTATTGGGTTTGCCAAAGCTTGTTGTGCTGTTAATGCTTTCCTTTCTACTTCTTGCAGATTGCTCAAGAACTTATCAAAAGTTTCTTTTCCTCCAGATAAAGCCGCTTCTATATCCGACTCTTGAATTCCTAATTTTTCCATTTTGGCTTTGCCAAGTTGATCATTTATTGATTCAACATATTTTGAAATTGCTTCTTTTGGCGAAGCTGTTCCTTTTCCATAAAGAGTTGTTATGTCTTCAGTTGAAAAATTATCTTGCATACTTTGGTTAAAGTTTGCCAATGCTTCTTCGGCTGTTTTTGAATTCGCTTTGGCTTTTGCATACAAATTTGCCATATCCGAATATGACTTACCAGTCTGTCTTAATCTTTCTTTTTCGGCTTCTTCTTTTGTTAAAAATCCTTGAGCTTCTTTTTCCGCTAAATCTTTTAATCTTCTAGTAACACTCATAGAAGCTTTGTCAAAACTTTCGCCCATAGCAATTAAATCTCTTAATTGCATTTGTCCGCCTGTTGCGGCATTAACTTTTTGTTGTAGTTTTAAAAGTTTTAATTGAGCGTCACTGCCTTCCCCAGCTACTTCTGCTTGGTATGCTAATTCTTTTAGAGCATCCAAGCCATCAAGACCTGTTATGTCTTTTGTAAAGTTTTTCCATGATTTTCCAAAAGCTTCAACTTTTTTAGGATTTTCAAACAACTGCCCGGTTTTTAAAGAGCCAAAAACTCCTGCATCATCTGCTATTCTTCCAATAATTGGAGCCATTTTGCTGTCTAGAAAATTAGTTAATCCAGACATTCCTTTAATCACTTCGGCAGCGGAATCTGAAACACCCATTTTTTGAGCTTCTGCCAAAATAGATGTTATATTTGCATTTGAAGATTCTGTGTATGTTCCAAGTCCTTTTATTGTTTTTGAAAGTTCTCTGGATTTATCTATAACTGATTTCATTGCTTCGCCGGTAAGACCAGCGTTTTTAGCCACATGAGCCAAGTCTGTACTTATCTTTCCAATTTGTGTTGAACTTAATCCAAAATGCATTGAGAAATCTCTAAAATAATCATTTAAATCATCAGCTTCTAGTCCTAATTCTCTTTCTGCTGCAAGCTGTGATTTTGTTACATTTAAATTATCTTTATTTAGTTTCAATCCAAACTTCATGTTTTTCATGATGCTTTTTTCAATTTTATCTTGATCTACGCCAACTTCTTTAGTTGCTTCTAAAGCATCGAATATTGCTCTTTGTGCTTTTGCAGATTCCATTGCAGCACCACTTGTTTGATATAAAATTCTTCTATATTCATTGAAGTTTGCTATTGGTTCGGCAAACATTTTTTTCGCACTAAAATAATCAGTCAAATCTTCTTTTTTGTCTATTTTTAATAATCCACCAGCAAATTTATCAATTGCTGATTGTAAATCATGCAATCCTCTTCTATTATAATTTTCAGACTTATCTTCTTTTTTGGTTTCTTCTGCTGCTTGTTTTATTTTGCTAATTTCGCTACTTGAATATCCTGATGATTTAAGATTGTTTTTTATCTCAGTCCATGTTTTTCCTTGTTTGGTTAAATTTTGAATTTCATTTGCTATGTCTTTTGATTTATTTTCGTCAAAGTCTGCTGTTAATTTATCAACAAATTTGCTTTTGTTAAAATAGCTAGTAATATTTTTCAAATCACTACGATGTATTCTTATTCCTTTTCTTTGTTCTTCTTTAAATACTCTTTTATTTTCTTTATTAAGAATCTTATTAAAATCTTCTGCTGTAGGTGTTGCTCCACCAAGACTAGCTTTAATTATATCAGAAATTCTTTTAAATTCATTTGGTATTTCATCCAAGCCAGAAACACCTTGTTTTTGGGCTATTTTCCTTAGAAGTTCTTGAACATATATATCGTGAACATAGATACTACCTTTTTCTAAACCAGCTTTAGCTAAAGGAGCCATTATATTGCGTAGCCCTTTTATTTCTCTAGCTATTGATTTATTTGTAGATATTATCTGTGTCATTACACTAGCTGTTGATTTCGAAGCATCTTTTTTTCCCAAAGCTTTTACTATGCTTTTTGTAACGCTTTCAAAATCACCACCACTTTTACTTCCTTCTTTTACACTCTTTAAAATAGACTTCATGGTCTGAACATAATCTTTTATGCCATCAACTTGGGACTTAAAATTCTTGCTAGTTTTTACTAATTCATCTACTAAATCTTTTAATTTGTCATTCGTTTTCGATGCATTATTAAAAGGCTTTGATTCTCCAACTTTACCAGACATTAAGCTTCCAATCATAGCCTTTAAATCATTAAGGCTTTTACCTGACAAATCAACTGTTCTACCCATTCCATCTACAGCATCAGCCATTTATTATCCAACTGTACCCGGTACATTTTGATTTATAGTTCTACTTAGTTGATCACGAATAGTATTTCTAATCGCTTCAACTTCTTGAGGGTCTATTGCCCTTACAGTCCCCATAACATTTAATATAAAATTACAGTCCATAATTTTCAATCTACTTATTCCTATTTTTTTATATTGTCTTAACTTAAAAGCATCTGGTATTGCTCTATTTGTTTTTATCATGTTATAAGAAAAATTAGGATTGTTGCAAGCATTCATACCAGAGGGTTGTAAAATATTTTTTATTACCGGGAATGAAAGATAATGCAAATTAATCCCTTTAATATAGTTATTCATTAGCCTTGTAATTAATACAAGAGGATTTTTATCGTGACCAGGTTCTGCAAATATGTATGTGAATTGAACTAGGCTACCTGGTCCCAATCTTTTTACAGATGGTCCAAATTGATTTGCTTTTTCAGACAATATTTTAGCGGAATTTACGCCTTGAAAAAGTTGATCTGCTGGATTTATAGCCCCGGCACCTATAGGAAAATTTTCAGCCATAAATATATTTATAATTTTTATTGTTTTTTCGTTGACCCATCCTAAAATGAAAGCAGAGGAGATTCGTTATGATTGACATTACTCGCATCCATTCTGATTTCAGGAAAATGCCATTTTTCTTGAATACAAATTACAAGTCTTTGAATTCGTTTGAAAGCGATCAAAAAAGACCAGAGTATTGTTCTGAAAATGATATGTTTGAAGATTATAATATTTTCAAACATTTAGAACAAGAATATAGATGGCTAAACAACCAATATTGCCCATGCTGTGCAACCCATCATGATATGATTTTGGTAGATCACAATGCTATAAACAGAAACATAATTAAGAAAAACGAAATTGAAATTGATTCCTTAGTGAATCCTTATGTTGATGATTTGCCTTTTGATACTGGATTTGTAGAATCACCAGAGAATAAAGAAAAAAGAGAAAGAGATAGAGATAGAGAAGTTGAAGAAAGAAAAGACATTATTAAAAGATATAAAGTTCTGAGGGAGGAAGATAGATTTTATTGTCCTTATTATTCCAAGACCCATACTGGATGGGATTTAAATTTATATAAAATGTTATGTACGGATTACGAACAAGTATACAGATCTGGTAACGGAGAATACATTAGCAAGATTAATATTATTAAAAATATTTTGGAAAATAACAAAGCTATCGTATCACTTCGTGAGATTTGTACTTCCAAAGTTACTGAACTTGTCCAATCTGCAGCAAAATTAGAAAGAGAAATTGAAGAATTGCAGAATAGAGTTCCAGAACTTCAAAGGTATGCTCAGTTTCTAAAAGAGAACAAAGAAAAAACTAGCAAGATTATAAAATCTGCTAGAAAACTAGAAAGCGGATTATCTGGTGACGATCCTGTTTGGAATGGAGCGCATCAAGAATACTGGAGAAGAGTCTTTGATGAATTCCCCGGAAGCATTTTTCAAGACGGCAATTAATTGCTTGTATTGCTATTTGTTAGATTGTTGGAATAATCTGTTCCACCCAATTTAACAATCATGGGATTTTGGTTTGATGCTTTTGGATTGGTCGGTTCATTATCGGCATTTCTTATTGTGATTTTGCCAGAGCCGTCCAATCCATTATCAGATAGTTCTGAATCAATAATTCTGTCTTCTGCGCTTTTGGTTTTCTTGAAAAATTCTTTTATTTTTTTACAAATTTGAGCAGCTAGTTTTTCTGTTGCTTTCATTTTGTCTTTTTCTGAAAGTAAAATGTCATCGATCATTTGTTGTAAATCTAATTCGTATGGTTTGCCATAAGGAACAGTTTTAGGTGCTTTTTGAACTCTATACGCTAAGATATTACCTTTTTGGTAAAACCTTAAACCTTGAAAACTAAGATCACTAGGTGCCATAACAAAAATGTAAGGTTCTGAATCTTCATCTTCGCAAAAATCTTGAGTATACATTCCATCTTCCTCAAATATTTTTTTTAGCAATTTTAAATGTTGCTTTGAAATAGTTTCATCTCTTTTGAAGAATTCTAAAAATGTTCTGCTCATTTTTTTCCTTTAGCAATTTCTTAACAATGTCTCAGTTATGGAAGGAACACATCTTGTTAGAGCCATTAAATCACTTGGATTTCCCGTATATGGCGTTTCTTTTATTATGATACCTTGAAAAGCCGAACTAGTTTCTTTAAGAACTTCAAGAGAAGCATTTAAAAATAGCATTCCTTCTCTTCTTGTTATAAATTCAAGTTCTTCTTTTTCTGGTTTTCCTTCTGCATCTGTTTTGCCAGTATCTTTTTCATACATAATTTTCAAATCCATTATTTGGACTAATTCGCCATCAGTATTATACATTGCTTCAGAACTATCATTTACAGATGTTTTGATTATTAGTTTTCCGCTATTATATGCTTCTCTTAGTGCATTTGAGAAATCTAATCCAATGTAAAAAACAGTTCCATCTGTATTAACTACATTCACTATAAAGGCTCTCTTTTTAAAGTATGAAGAAATACTTTCTATCATAATTCTTTTTCTTAGAACATCTCTTTCTTCTGGGCTTCCGTCTTCTAATCTTTCTAATTCGGATTCAGATAGATAATCTTCTTGATCATCTTTTGTCATAGACCATCGTCCCATATCGATCATACCAAATTTGGCGTTCATACGGGTTGAAATTTTGATAGAAAAATCTTTTTGATTTAGGATAATATCTTCATTTTGACCACCGCTTCCAACTTGAACTGCTCCTAGCAAAGATGCCAAATATTTTCTATGAGCATCTCCTTTGGTGCTATATAATCCAATCATTTTTACAAAAATGTTGGTAAGTTCAGGCATAGATTGGAGTTCTGATGTCATATGATTGACTAGACTTACAGAAGGATTATTTCTATCTAATTCTTCTCTTACTTTTTTGCGAATACCTTGGGATGCTTTTTCGATATTGGCATTTTGTCTTAAGAATAATACTTGAAGGTTATCTTCAACAAATTTTCTTTGATAGGAATCAAAATCGTCATTTCTAACTTTTTGAATTTTCTCAATCAATTCATTTACATCACCTTTTATGCTATCTCTGAAAAATGCAGCCTTCCATTGTTCAAAATTTACCTGAGATTTTTCCTCTGGCATATCTGGCGATTCAGGATCTGGAGGAGTTGCTTCCATTGGAGGAGCTTTAGTATCCATAGGAGAAGGAATTGCAGATTGATTTGGAATTGGGAAACCACCGGCACCAGCACCTGGCATACCAGCAGGGTTCACATCAGAAGGTGGTTGACCAGCAGCCGGGTCCATAGGAGATGACAATACATCTTCTTCTTTTATCAGCCAATCGTTTATAGATGCCCACTTAGCCATTTTCATTCTCCTTCTTAGCCTTATTGTATTTAGTCAGACTGTCAATTAAGTTTCTTTTATCTGTAATATGAATATGATTTGTTTGATTTGTTTGTACTTTTCCTACTATAGATTTGTCTTTCATTCTTAAAGATGTCATAAGGTCTGCTATTTTTGTTTTTTTGTCGGCTAAATCTGATTTTGTTTTAATTAAATTAACTATTGCTTCTTTACTAGCAGAAGAACTATCACCTTCATTTAATACCATTTCTACGAAATTATTTAACAAACTATCTATTTCGCTTCTATCATTTCTGATATCATCTAATATTTCTGCATATATTGTATGCAGATCTGTATCTGTTATTGGACATTCGTCTAGATTGTTTTGGTTAGCCACAACTACACTTACAGGAGGTATAGGAATGGTTTCGTTTTTATCAGCCATACTATATTTAAGTGTCTGCAAACATTATTTATGTCTTGAATTATAAATAATTCATGGCACCAAATAAACCTAAACCAGATGAAGCCGCTACAGTCATTAAAGATTTTAATGAGTTTATGGCATCTAGTTTGGGAAGGTTGGATGAAAAGGTAAATAATGCTTTAGAAAAGCAAGATGGATTATCAACAAGATTTGAAAAATTATTTGATCATTATAATAATTTACTTGAGAGAGTTGTTAACATGGAATCAAAAAATGTTGGTGATATTAAAAAAAACATAGATTACTTGCTTATTAAGGTCGCTTTGGTGGAAAAATCTTTAGAAAATCTACACAAAGACAACACAAAAAGCATTGAAGTTCTTAAAAATTTAGAAAATGAGAATGATGAACTTGTATTTTTTAGAAAAACCACTGAAGAGAGACTTAAAATAATTATTGATATAATTTTAAAAATAGGAATGGGAGCGGCTTTGGCTTATATTACATATAAATTAGGATGGCAACAATAGATAGTATTATGTCAAACTCAGGTAGAAACGAAGCAATGACAGCCAAAATTAGGCTGAAGGCAAATGATAGAAATGGTGAATTTAGACCATTTGTAGTAAATCATTTAAGCAACCGTATCCTTAAAAAAGTTATAGATGGATTTGAAAATTCTAAAGAAATAAGCTTGGGATATTCAACAATAGATAAAACCAAGGGCGTTACAGAGCCTACAATGAAAAAGAAAAACCTGTATTTAACAGGTGGAGCTTTAAGAGACCATTTGAAAAATAAAACATTCAGCACATATGATTGTTCAACAGATGCATCTCCAGATGAAATGCGGTTGATACTTAAATCAAAATATTGTAATCTTACAGAAGTAAAACCAGATACTCATGATTTGGAAATATTAAATCAATATAAAAAACTACCTAATAAAGAAAATAAAAAAGAAGTATTTTATGCTAGTAGATGGGATGCCAATAATAGAGAAATGGAATTCTCTGTAGAAATTGATGGTCAAATTATTCACATTGGATCTTTTAATATAAATAATAAAAATAGAATGCTAACTCCAAAATTTAGGAAATTAGTAACAACAATAGAACAAGATTCAACTACAAGAGATTTGACAATTGATAGTTTATATCTTAAATTAAAAAATAACGAAGGCGAAAATTCTGAGTTGTATGACCCACAAGGTGGCGCATATGATCTTAAGAATGGAATAATAAATACAGTAAGAAAAATAGAAAAAGCATTTGATTTTGACCCATATTTGCCATATCGAATAGCAAATCTAGCATCAAGATTTGCTCACAATAGAAAAATACCTTATCATATAAATGAAATAATAAAAGAAACAAATCCAAGTGATGATGTTAAAAGACATAATCTTAAAAGATTTTATATTTCTTCTATTGAAAACTTTGATGTTCCTACTGATATTTATATTAATAATTTAATACATTCAAATCTAACAGATAAAATTTTCCCAAAACTTAAAATTAGTAATCCTGTTAAAGATATAAGCAATTCAAAACTTGTTGCAACAGCTTACATATTGCGAGAAAATCAAACTGCAAAAGTACAAGATGTTTTATCAAGCATGGGATGGTCAAAAATTGATATCGAAAATATATGTAGATTGATTAATTTGTCTAAATTCTGCGAAAGTAAATTTAATCCAGATTTAATTTATGATTTATTTGCAAAGCCACTAACTATGTCCAATTCTATAATAAAACAATTTATGACTATAATGGGTGAAAATAAATTATATGAAAATTTATTCAAACATGATTTTTCAGAAATAATGAAAAAATATGTTGAAGATGAAGATGGAAACAGAAGAATAAATCCAATTTATATTAAAATTCTTGAAAGAATTCCAAGAACAGACGAACTAGAAGAAGTTAGAAAAAAAGCATTTTTCAATCTTGTAAGGAAGCTGGTTTCTGCATAAAATTATATTATGCAAAACATCATAAGAATCGATCCAAAAATTCGTGCTAAACATTCCGATCTTCACATTGAGCCTCATGTAGTAAGGCTTACTGAAGGATTTGATTCTGAAACAACTGAACAATTTCATGAGGATTTTGAAAAAGCTTTAAATAAAAACAAAAAGCTAATACCTGTAGTCATAGATTCTTATGGCGGTCAAGTTTATTCTCTAATGCAATGCATCTCAATAATAAAAGCATCTCCTTTGCCTGTTGCAACAATTTGCACAGGCAAAGCAATGTCTTGTGGCGCAATGCTATTCATGTTTGGAACTGAAGGCTTGCGTTTTATGACTGAAGAAGCAACTTTGATGATCCATGAAGTAAGTAGCATAGCTTTTGGCAAAGTAGAAGAAATAAAAGCAGATGCAAAAGAAGTAGAAAGATTAAATAATTTAATATTCAATATGGCTGCTAAGCATATAGGAAAATCCGAAAACTATTTTCTGGATATGTTACACAAACACAAACATGCAGAAGTTTATTTGACAAGCAAAGAAGCTAGAAAACATAATATTTGCAATCATGTTGGCTTGCCACAACTTCTTACTGAAGTAAAAGTTAAACAAACATTAATGGTTAATGGAAAAAAAATAATAGTTTGATTATCTTCTAGTCTGACTACTTCCCCGGCTTAAGCCGGGGGATTTCTTGTCTCTAAACAAAAGATATTTTCACTTTTAAATTCGTCGTTCCTTTTATTATTCTATGCCAGACTCCTTCTTTGATTTCTATTACTCCTTGGCATGGCACAGGAAGCTTGTTGTCCTCTTGATATTTCCAATCGTTTTCATTTAAAACAGTTACAATCCTGTCTTCTCTATCTCTGTGCCAAACCAAATCTTCCATGTCTACATCAGATTTAAATTCTCTGATGATAAATCCTTCTATTTTTTTCTCTGTAAAAGGTTTTGGATTATTCACTTTTTGGCGCAGCCCAACTTTTAATTTTAGCAACAACCAGATCATAAAGTGCTTTAACCCAAGCTGGTTGTGGCAAAACATTCCAACCAACTACAAGACCTACTAAGAAAAATACTAAGTTATCTAACATTTTGTTCTCCTGTATCATTTATTATAACAAAAGTGTTCATAGAAATTCTATTATGTACAAGTTCAAAAATATCATCAAAAAATTCATTTGTAAACGAATCAACAGTTAATCCATTTTTTAATTTATTATAAGGCAACAATATTGAATTTACTGTTCTGTCTTTATGATGAAAATATACTTCTATATCAAATAAATCAGAATCCATTTCGAAAAAATGAGAATAATCATCTGTTCCTGATTCTTTTACATAATCTCCCAAAGACTTCTTCATAAAAAACGCATCATTTTTAACATGATCAGAAAATGGCAATTTCATTCCTACATCAACGCTATCTCCATATTTTCTGTATAGTTCATAAAAGTCACCATCTATTTCTGGTTGGATAACATAATTTGGATATAATTTTTTAATTAAAACAACTAAAAAAGAACGTTTTTTAAAATCATAAGGAACTTTAAAACTTGGCACACCATGATGTGCGCTAGCTTTTTCATAATTATCTAATAAAGATAATATCGAATTAACTTTTTGATCAGTTAAAAATTGTGTAATGTCTGGCTTATTCACCCAATAAGATAGTTTTTCTAAATCTTTATCATCAATTTTGTGTTCTTCCAAACAATTAATAATAATTTGTAATGGCAAATATGTATCATCATATGACAAGGATTTATTTTTAATATTATCCTTGAATTTTTTTATAAGTTCTAATATATCTGAATGAGAACACCCAGAATAAAAGCTTTCAATAAAATGTTTGAATGTTACCATGATGCTGAAGATGTAAGACCCAATTGTTTTGCATAAGAACCTGTTTTGCAAGCCCAATAGCCAGCAGTTGTTTTATCAGTTTTTTGTGAACATTTGTGTCTTGCTCTAAAAGATTTAGCCGCTTTTGGATTTGCATTTCTTACCTTTAAACCTCTATAGCCAAATGTAATTTTTTTCGCTACAACTCTTCCTTCTGCATTCTTTCTGCCACTATTAACATAAACTAAGAATTTTTTCTTTTCGCCTGCTGGTGCTCTTCTGGGTGCATCAAGAGGAACACTTTTGCCTTGATAAACCCCAGTTCTACCAGCTTCTGTCATAAGAATAAATTCATCATTTTCATTTACTTGAATCAATCCTTGTTCCCACAAAGCTCTTGTTTCGTTTACTAATTCCATCCAACCTTCAGAACCAAGTCTGAAAACTGTATTAGACAATGATAATTTGTTTTCTAAATGATATTGAAGATTTTCAGATAACTGAACATTTTCAGTAATAAGATTCATTGGAATAGAGCCTTCTTTTATTTCATAATATCCTAAATCTTCCATTTTAAATTCTCCAAAATAATTTATATTATCTATAATGTTGTTCAACTAAATTTTTTCTAGAACAATAAGGTCTGCAATTTTTATAATTAAAAGCCTTCTCTATTTCTTCTCTTTTTGAAAAATCAAATTTAGCTAAAGGTTTTATATGATCTATATTCCATGTTCTTGAACTATTAGGATTATGTTGGCCCCAGTTACTCCAATTCATCCAAGGTTCAAATTGATTTTCAATATGTTTTTTAAATGTTTCCCAATCGCATCCTAAATACTCTGCTGTTCTAGATTTTTTTTTAAAATCATTTTTTATTTTAGCTTTACAAATAGAATTCCTGTAATATAATTTTAATTTATAAACCGGATCTTTCTCCAATTTGTTTTTTACATATTTTTTTGTTGTTTCCAACCATTTTTTTCTATTTTCTAAATTTTGTTTATATTTTCTTTTTCTTTCTCTTTCTTTTCTTCTTGCTTCTTCTACATTGGCAAGTCTATTCTGTCTTCTTTTTTCATTTATTTTATTTTTATTAATATCATAAAACCTTTTTTTATTTTCTTTAGTTTTCGGATTTTTATTTATTCTTTCTTTATTTTTTTGATAATATTCCCTTTTTCTTTCTGCTATTTTTTCTTTATTTTTTTCCCTATATCTTCTGTTACATTCAGCTTTTATTTCTTTTTTATTTTTCATAATATATTATTTATTAACTGTCCCACAAATATCCTCCGCATGAGCCAAATAAATTTGTTTCCTCTATTTTTTTAATAGATAAATGTTCCTGCAACATTTTTTCTGGCCAATATTCAATTTTATTTGCCAAATTAACAATATTATCATAAATGGAACCATAGTAATCCATATTGCTTGAATTTGAAAATGACAAATGATCACATATTGGATGCTTTAAAGTAGAAGGAAGCCATATATTATTCAAATTATATTCATGTAAAAAAAATATTCTATCTTCTCGCCAGCAATTTTCAAATCTACACCTAAAAACACAATCAAAAGTAATTTTATTTTTTATTTCAAAATCTTTTCTAAGTAATTGAGATTGTTTAATTCCATAAAACATACTAATTAAACAAAGATTATTTCTTATTTCTTTCTTTTCTTTATATATTGAGTTGTATATTCTTGAAAAAGATTCAAATCTATCAGTAAACTTTTCTGTAACTATATCGATATGAGAAACAATTTTTTTTATTTCTTCAAAATCTATAGAAGCCATGCTATAGCTCCCTGATCTTTGATAATTTAAAATTTCTTCTTTTTCCCATGTGTGAACAAAACAATACACTTCATAATTATTTAAAAATCTTTCTATAAATTTTTTCGGATTAGCAATATCATATTGAATTCCAGAAAAACATAAGGCTATTTTTTGTTTTAATTTAATTGGTTTTAACATATTAGTATTTAATTGGCAAATATTTAACTTCATTATTTTCTAAATATTCAATAACATACAAACTTTCACCATAGCTTATATGTTTTTTAATTATATTTATTTTATTAGCGTGTATTTTTCTGTGGCAATTAGTACAGACACATACGCAGTTTATTGAATCGTAAGTTCCACCTTTGTAGCCCTCATGAATTCTGTGAACATCTAAACAAGAATAATCTGATTCACTACAAAAAGCACAAGCACCAGCAAATTTTTTAAATGCCAATTTACTGGTTATTTTTGCCATACAAAATTATAACTTGCCAAAATACTTATATTCCATAAAAGGCAACGGGAGAACCTCGGTATTTCTATCTAAAACAACATAGCTTCCACCAACTGCTCCCATTGTGTCATCTACATATTTTAAAACTGCTTCTGAATCAAAATCTTTGCAACTATAAACATCCATTCTGATGTATGGTTTATCTCCGATTGGCCAAACATGTATTGATATGTGGCTAGTTGTAATAATTATCGCACCAGTAACACCTTCGTTTCCTGGAATATCACAATATTTTGCAATAGCAGGAACAAGAATATCCATATTAATAACTTCAACCAAATCGGTTAGCCATTTTTTACATGACTCTTCATCATTAATAGGGTTCTTTACTACTGAATTTAAAATAAAATGCTTATGGTTTTTATCCATTGTTTAACCTTTCGTTAATTAAAAGTAATAAATTTCTTGTACTAAATCTTTGTTTGTCAAATCAAAAACTCCAATAGGAGATGGAGTTGTTGTTTTGATGTCACAAGCAGTTTGTACTACTGTTGGCATTCCATCCTCTGGTATCCAATTTGGTTCTACACATTCACATGTTGAACCACAATCAGACAAACTAAATTGCCATCCCTTTTTCTGTGGGTCATAGTAATATTCACATTTGCCACAAGTATCAGGTCTTTGAGTTGTTGTTAAAGGAATTAGTGTATCAGTAGTCAATTTTTTAACACAAGGAATATCTACTGTTTGTAAAAAAGAACCTTGTTCAATTGGAGCTGTGCATTCACATTCATTAGAACAATCTGATGCTCCTTTAACCCATTGCATTCCACTTCCTGTTGAAATATATGAAAACTTACAAGTCCCACAACCCTTTTTACACTTAATAGTTCTAAAAACTCCAATATCTGCAACGTCTGTTGGTTTTTCACAATAACAAGGATAAATATTATTTCCTTCTACAACATACCCAGTGCAATTGTTTTCAATCAAAGACCAACCATGTATTCCACTATAATAAAGACAAGATTTGCAAAGTGGAACAGGTGTTGTTGTAGTTGTTAGGTTGTCAAATTGAGTCAATGTATTCATTGGTGTAACTGGGTTAGAACATTGAGTCCATATGGTCATGTTGGCTCCTCCAGAAAATTCTGGAACTGGACATACACATGGAGAAGTACAATCTGAACCATTAATTACCCAAACACTTCCATTCCAATCCCAACGGCAAATAGCGCCGCCACAAGGCACAGGAGTCGTTGTTGATGTTGGAATAACTTCATCTACATAACAACTTATTCTAACTAAAGTATCGTTTGAAATCACAGAACCAATAGGTGGAGTAGGTGGCAAACCACAATCACAAATATATTCCGGAAAATTTGATTTACAAGGTATGCTATTATTTACATCATATATCCAATTACCTAATTTAGAATCCCAATGGAAATAGCATTCGCCATAACATATGTTGTTTGATTGACATTTTGTTATTGCAGTTCTAGATAAATCATTTGAAGGAACTAGAGGCTTCCATGAAGGTTCTAAACAAGAACATCCGGGTCCACCAGGTGTTATTGTGGATCCGTTTTGAGCAAAACATCCTTTGGATGTAATTGACCACATACAATTTGAGCCCGAATCACATTTCCATATCCATGAACAATCTCCAACACAACCAACAATAGGAGGAGGCGTTGTGGTAGTCGTTACATTTGCACATGTGAATTTTAATTCAATATCATATATTGATATTTTATTTCTTATTGCTTGTTGAAATACTTCTGTCTCTTTTTGCTTCCAATCATTTGGCCAATATTCAAAATTTGGACAACAAGCTGGTTTTACAGTAGAAGATTCAAAAGGTTTTGTTTCTATACAAGGAATAAAGAATGTATATTTTATGTATAGCCTTCCATCTATTGGATCGTAATATTCAGATTTTTGAACAAAATCTGTATTAATATCAAAAACTTCAGGTTTTATTATCTTGTATTCTTCTACTGATGGACAACTACATGGAGGAGAACATTCAACAGTTGTAAAACTTTTTATATATAAACCATCATAATCATAAATTAGTTCATATATGCAGCACGGTTCTGGTTTGTTAGGATCTAATTGTCCATTTGCATTTTCATTAGAATCTGTTGAACCATACATCGTTACACATTTTTCATTTTTATACTTATAAACACACTCAGATGTTTCTCCTTCTGCAAAATTAAATGGAGTAGAATAATAATTTGTAACTCCCAAAGATTCTTGTAAATCTTTAGAATTTGGATTTTTTAATATTTGTAATCTAATATTTTGACAAACAGCCTCTGCAGGCAAAGTTCCTATATATATAGGAGAATTTCTATCACCAAAAACAATATTGTTGTAATAGTCAAATTCTAAAACATTAGAATTTGACTCTTTATATTCTGAACTAATCCATATTGTTCTATCAAATTGTTTAATATAACATGGATATAAAGGATATGGTGTTGTTGTAAGAGAATTATAAATTTCAAGTTTGGATTGATAAGAAGATAAAAAGTTTTTACAGTATTCATTCCATGCAGGAGTATCAGGATAATCACCAAAACATACAGATGAAAAATATATTGAAGGATTAATAGTTGTTGTAGTAGTTGTTGAAGTTGGAATTGCGGTAGTAGTGGTGGTTGTGCTTGTGGTGGTTGTGCTTGTAGTGGTTGTTGTAGTTGTACTTGTACTTGTTGTAGTTGTAGTGGTTGGAGTTGGTGTCGTTGTAGTAGTGGTTGTAGGAGCCGGTGTAGTAGTTGTAGTTGTAGTGGTAGTGGTTGTTGTGCTTGTTGTTGTTGTGCTTGTTGTGGTTGTTGTAGTTGTACTTGTACTTGTTGTAGTTGTAGTGGTTGGAGTTGGTGTCGTTGTAGTAGTGGTTGTAGGAGCCGGTGTAGTAGTTGTAGTTGTAGTGGTAGTGGT